TGGAGAACCCCATCGACGGTGCTGCACCGAACCGAGTGCTGATGCACCGCGTCGACCACGGCGCCGGCGGCACGACGACCGAAGAGTTCGCGCTCGGCACCGGCGACAGCGGCGTGTCGGCCAGCTTCCCGACGGTCGTGGCTCCGCTGGTGACCGAGATGTTTGAGACCACAGCGCTGCCTCGGCTGTGCCGTGTGATCCCGACCATGGACCTGAACAACATTCAGTTCTCGGTCCGGCACAAGCTGGCAACCCTGGTCGGCAACGACGTGAGCGACTTCGCTGGCGTGTCGGGCAGCGACAGCGCCAACACGAACGCGAACTCAGTGCTGCAAGCACTGCTTGCCGGCAACGGCATCGCCGCGTTGTCGGAAGGTGCCGACATTCCCGAGGCAAAGGGAACGTTCACTTCCGTCAGCCTGCAAACCCGCAAGTACGGTGCCATCACGCCGATCACTTGGGAGTTGGTGAACCGCGTCAACGGCTGGAACGTGGACGGGCAGGTCACAGACGACCTGCGCGAGTTGGCGTCGCTGGTGTACGGCTTCTTGACGATGAACGGCACCGGCGGCGGCACCGACCACACGTTCCCGCAAGGTCTGCGCACCGAACTCGTCAAGTCCGCCAACAGCGGCCAGCACATCACCGGCACGGCGGACAATCATGTGCCGACGTACGACGAGATGGTCGACGTCATGCACAAGGTCCGGTCCTTGTACGCCGAGATGGGTGTATGGCTGACCAACTGGCGCAACTGCGGCGGACTGCGCAAGATCCGGTGGAACACCGGCACCGATTCCGGTCCGATCTTCGACACCGACCCGACCGGCGCGTTCCCCGGAATGCTGCTCAACCGGCCGCTCGCCATCGACGACTCGCTGCCCGACTTCGGCGACAACGTGATGGGTGCGATCATCTTCGGCGCGATGCGGTACTACGTGCTGCGCACCGCGCAAGGCGTCAGGCTGGACTACAGCTGGGAAGACGGCTTCCGCAACGACACGATGTCGTGGCGGGTGCTGATGAGCTTCGACGGCCGCGTCTCCCTCGTGAACGCCTTCGCAGTGTTCAACTGCAAGAACACCGCCTGAGCCGGCCGCTGATGTGGCCGCAGACGAGCGATACACGACCCGTTCGGCGGTCGCTGCCGACCTGAACACCGGCACCGGCGAGACCGTCAACGATCTGGTCGACGGAGCACTGAACGCGGCCACAGCCGCGGTGGACCGTTTCTGCCGTCGCCGGTTCGACAAGTCCGCCGCCGAGCGGCGCCTGTTCTCCCCGCAGCGGTGCCGCACCTGGCTGCGCGCCGGTGACATGGCGACATTGCCGACGCTGGTTGAGATCAGACGCGGCCCGAACCCTGGTGAGACGTTCCGCAGCCTCACTACCGACGACTGGGTTGCCCGCACACCGCTGCAAGGTCACCCGTGGCGGACGCTGGTGCGTGTAGCCCGCAACAGCGCAAGCGACGACGATCATCTGTGGCCGTCGAGCGCCGGTCTGCCCATGGTGGCCGTCACAGCCGAATGGGGATTCGCTTCGGTGCCCGCAGACATCGAGTTCGCCACCCGACTGCTCGCTGTCCGCTACGCGGTGCGACCCAAGCATCGCATCATGTCCGCAACTCCTGACGGCGAGATGATGCGCTACGACCCGGACATCATGAGCGTGTTGAAGGACTACCGGCTCGACGCTGGCCCGGTTCGATGATCTACGCCGTGCTCAACGAGGTCGCGCAGCGTGTGCAGACCGTCACCGGCATCGAACCGGTCACCGTGTTCGAGTCCGACTGGGATGAGCTGCCCACCGACTACGGCTGGGTGCAGCCAGCGAACCTGCCCGAGACAAGTCTCGGCGCCATCGTCGTCGCGGCAGACGACTCGCTCGCCCGAGCCAGCGCCGGCACGCTGCGGTTCGTCGTGGAGATGCGGTTCGCTGCTGTGCGCGTGCAGGACAAAGCCGAGCACATCTGCAATACCGTCGATCACACACACAACACGTCGGTCCAGCAAGCACTGCTCAGCACGTCGTACGGCAACCAGATCAAACTGCTGTTCACCCAGTGGGGCAAAGACCCTCTACTGCCGGACTACTTCGCCGCCTCGGTCACAGCCCAGGTGCATCTCGACTCAATCGTATCTGCGTAACAGCGTTTGCAGCTCTCGTCGGAGGGCGTCGTCAAGTGTCGGTGTGAGGCAGTCGTCGGGCAATCAGTTGCGCCATTGACTGTCGTGCGGTCGATCACGGAACTGACCAGTCGCCGCCGCGACAGTGCACATCACTACCACACCGATGCACACGATCACCCAGCCGAGCATCAGGCGCACACTGCACACGTCGGGTCGGTGCAACCCGTGGTCGCGCACCGGTCGAGTTCGACTATGGCGACAGCTCCGGTGATGATGGCAACGTTCAGCAATGTCAAGTCGTCGAGCATGTCCGACAGCTCGTCGCACACGTCTGAGTGCTGGTCGATGTCCGAGAGTGCGATGTCCAGATCGTGCAGCAGTCTGTGGCAGTCGGTTCGGACATTGGTGTATGTCGCGGGCTCCGTCATCGCGCTGTCCGATGATCGACCACGGACACGGCACCGCTGGCGATGTCGTGAGCCAGTGCTCTGAGCTTTTCGACGCAGGCTCGTTCTTCGTCTGACTGGTCGTCGGCTACGAAGCCCGTGTCTGGGTGCATCCGGTCGGTCAGTTGCTTCAGCATGACGTGATAGTCGAACCGTATGTTTGGCTGCGCGGCGACCTGCTGTCGTCGGGAAGGACGTTGTGCCATGAGTACCTCCTACGGTTCCGCCAATCATAGCAGCGGTGCCGTATAGTGCAGACCGTGGCTGTTGCGGCTGGCACTAAGATCCTGAACGACCCGCACATCGAGGTCGCTCCGGTCGAAACAGAAATCGGCATTCTCAGACTCGACGTCGAAGCCGAAGCCCGCACTGTTGACGCGAGCCAGACAATAGGCAACCTGTCACAGCAGATGGGCAGCGGCGCGACGACGGTGAGACTGTCTGCCGCTGCGTCTACCGCGGTAGCGGTCGGCGACATCTTGCGGGTGGGCGCCGTCGAGTTGGTGCGCGTCACCGCGATCACCAGCCAAAGCCATTTCACGGTCACGCGCGGCGTGCTCGGAACCAGCACCCGTACCCATGCCGCCAACACGGCGGTCAAACTGGTGACGCTGCTCATATCGGGCATCGAGTTGAACGCGAACGCGGCACACACGATCTCGGCGAACGACGTGCTCACCATCGGCAACGAAATCATGATCGTGCGGCACGTCGTGAGCCAGAAGAGCTTTTCTGTCAGCCGCGGCGACCACGGCACCGAAGCGACCGCGCACAGGCTCGGCGCCGTCGTGGAGACAGTCGGAGCGTTCGTTGATCTGACGGCGTGGACAAAGAAGCTGATGTGGCGGATCACGAACCAGTCCGGCAACGCCACCGGCTCAGGCGCCGACTACCAGCAGACCGTTCCGGTCGGTCGCCCCAAGGAAGGCCCAGCCACGCTGGAGATCATGAAGAGCTTCACTGCCGGCAAGGTCGACAAGACCCTCGCTCCGCTGGCCCGCAACGGCAAATACTTCTTCGCCAAGGCACGCAACGAAACCGACCAGAACGTGTCCGCGACGAACCCGCACTACGCCGGCCGCGGCCATTCCCTCGCCGACTACGAACCGGTCACCACCGATGTCGATTCGACCGACGTTGCAACTCTCGCTATTACCTTTGAGATCGCAGACACACTGCACGAGACACTGGAGTAACCGACATGGCCATCGCCGCTGGCACCAAGATCCTGAACGACCCGATGTTCGAGGTCGCATCCGACAACGACGGCAGCCCCGGCTCATGGGTTGATCTGACGGCGTGGACAAAGAAGCTGATGTGGCGGATCACGAACCAGTCCGGCAACGCCACCGGCTCAGGCGCCGACTACCAGCAGACCGTTCCGGTCGGTCGCCCCAAGGAAGGCCCAGCCACGCTGGAGATCATGAAGAGCTTCACTGCCGGCAAGGTCGACAAGACCCTCGCTCCGTTCGCCCGCTCCGGCGGCTACTTCCACGTCCGATGCCGCAACGACGACGCTGCGGTCTCGCCACAGAACCCGCAATACACGGGTCGCTGTCACTCGCTCAGCGACTACGAGCCGGTACAGGCCGACACCGACTCGACCGAGGTCGCGGTGCTCGCCATGACGTTCGAGCTCGAAGATCACTTCGTCGAGGCGACGAGCTGATGCAGCCGACCTGGACAATCACCGCACTGGACGGCGAAGTCTTCCACGTCACACGCAGCTTCGGTGATCTGCTCGACGCGCAGAAGGCATACCCCGAAGACGAGAACCCGAATCCCGTCGACCGAGCGAACCTGATGCTCGGCTTGCAGTGCTACCAAGCGCTGCAGCGTGCCGGCCACATTCCCGACGGCCTGACGTTGCAGGACTGGACGTACACCATCGGCGAGATCGCCGACTGGCAAGACCCCACAGCAGCAGCCGAGCCCGGGGACGGCTCGGACCCTTTAGCAGCGAACGCTCAGGGATCCTTGGAATAATCCTCGCGCTCGCGTGGACATGGAAAATCAGTCCACGCGAGATCATCGCTTGTGAGCGAGAGTTCGGACCGGCGACCGTGCCGCTCATGCTCGAACTCGCCGAAGGCACCTTCGGTGACCGGGCGGACCGTCAAGGCACCACACTGGCCCGCATGGAAGCCGCTGTGCGACACTGGATCGAACGCGACGGGTTGACCATCGAGGAAGCCGTTGCTCGCTGGGAGCAAGAGGACACAGCCGATGACTGACTCGCTGGCGTTCCGACCTGCCGCGGTGATCGAAGCACCGTGGGTGCATTTCGAGTTCGTCGACGACATGGCTCACTGGCGTGACCTTCATCTCGCTGTCATGGGTTCGCTCGCCCAGGTCAACGCCGTGCCGCGTGCCGGTGCCCGCATCGTCGCCGCCGCCGCCCGCACCATCGTGCCCGTCTACCCGCCTCCGCCCGCCGGCGACAATCACGGCGGCAAGCTCAAAGCGTCGATCCGTGAACGTATGGGCAGCCAACGCGAGCAACTCGTCGAGTACGACTTCCGCGGTCAGATGCGTCGCCAGTGGCGAGGTCGCCGGCTGCGGTCTGTCGCCAAGGTCGGCATCAACCGACGCGGCGACGGCGACTACAGCCGCACCGGCACCGGCGTGCGGTACGGCACCGCCGTTCACCAAGGCGCGACCCTCAACAACGGACACGTCATGCCGCCGCGACCGTTCCTGTACCAAGCCATCGACGCGAACACCAACGAGATCGACGAGGCGATGCAGCACCAGTACGACCTGATGCTGAACCGCTTCGCTGCCCGCTCGAAGGTGCTCACCGGAATGTACGGCGCCCACCATCAGCGAGAACTCCGGGCTCGCATCGCACGAGGCCGCATCGGCCGTCAACGATCCGGTCGCATGACCTCACGCATCGAAGCAGCCACCGACCGTGTGTACCCCGACATCGAAGGCTTGGCGGCACGCACCCTCAGTGATGTGGTACGCACCGAAGTCACCCGACTCGGCATCGAACCGAGCCCGGAGTTCTAGCCGAACGGCACGACCTCGAGCGGCGCAGCCACGCGGCGGCTGCCGGCCACGATCCATGCTTCGGTGCCGTCGCTGCGATCCCATTCCGGGTCACACCAGCAGTGAGTTTCACGTCGCCAGTGCCGAGACAGATATTCCTGCGCTGTCAGTGCATCAATCACCGGAACCAGCGACCGACTCAATCTCGGTATCACAGGTACTCCATCAGTTCGTTCACTGTCATATCGGCTGAGACGCTGCCGTCAGACCATTTGACAGTGAAGGTGCCGTCGCCATTCTCAAGCACCAGCCCGATCCCGGCTCGGTCAAGCGTCTCGCGTTCGTCACGCGGGACTATCTCGACTTTCGCGAGACGGGCTTGGCTGGCAGCGACCATCATTCGCGCCAAGTCGCCTGGTGGGCCGGCGATGCGTTCGGCAGTCTCAACCATGCGATCCAGCTCAGGTGGCGGTGTGATGCGCAGATGTCGTCTCGGCGGGTTGGGTGCTTCGCCACTGGCAGCCCGCCGTCGCGGCGGCTTGATGTCGTCGAGTGCCTTCTGCACGTCGCTGCGACCGTCGCCCAAATCTCTGCCGCCGCTGTTGCGCCGTCCACCGGCTTTGTTGCCCCGTCCGACGCTGTTGTTGCGTGCCGATGTGTCTCTGCGACGCACCTTCGCCGATCTCTTGTGTCTGGGCATCGCTGATCTTCTACGGTTTGTGGGGCATCATTTTAGTGCCGTTGCTCACGTCGAAGACCGCTAGCGGATTGAGACGTTCGTGGCCCAGTTCAACGCAACGGTCGCTTTGCAGGCTGTCACGACGGCTCAGGCAAACCGCGCCATAGCCGACACGCAACGCGTCGGGCAGGCGATGCAGCGCGAGAACCAGCGGTCCACAGCCACCCGTGTCGCTGCTGCCCGGACTGTGGCGGCTGAGAACGCCAAGGCGACGCTCGCTGAGCAGAAGCGCAGCGCGCTGTTGATCTCGGCAAAGATTTCAGGCGAAGCAAGCCGCCATCATATTGCAACAGATCGGGGGGGACGACTCCGTCCAGAATTATATCCAAAACGCCATAGACGAGTTACGGCTGCAGAGGGGCGATCAAGAATACAACCCGCTGGCACAACCCCCCGCCAACATGACCGAGGATGAGAGGGAGCAGTGGAAGGAGACAAAACAGATGGAGAAGCAGGTCTTCGATTACCACGAGGACAAGAAGAAGAGGGAACGGGACAAGGAGAGACGGATTGCGGATATGCATAAGGCCCAAGACAAACGCCGGATGGAACGGAAGTTGGAAACGAAAAAGTTGCTTGAAAGCGGTGAGTTGGATGAAAAGGCCAAGGAGAACCTGAAGAAACTACAGAAACAGTACGCCGACGAGGACAAGGCGGCGCTGGCGAAACGAAAGGAACGGGCGGAGGCGAGGAAGAAAGACCCCGCAAGGAAACGTCCTTCCCATGTCACCACGGTCGCCCGTCAAATGGCCAAGAAGGGCATCAACATATTCAAAAAACGCCCCAAAAACATGACACGCGATCAAGAGGTGGCATGGAACAAACGGCGGAAAAAGATAAATAATGCGTTACGCATCGAAGAGCAGCGACGGGCGGACGAACGGGCGAAGAAAAAGGGTGGCTTGGAGAAACTCCGGTTGGAAAGCAAGGCGGCATCCGAACGGAGGATGGACAAAACGAGGACGATTGAGAAGCGTTCTTTCGCACGGGACAACATAAAAAGAGCCGAGAAGGCTTTGGAGTACTGGAAGGATAGAATTAAAAAAAATCCGACTTACGAGGACAATATACGCGGGTTGAGAAGCGCAGAGCGGAATTTGAAAGGTTATCAGGAAAAACTGAAGAAGTTGCAGGATAAAAAGGAATGAGTGCAGAAAACGAATCTTCCGGTTTCACGCAGAGAGGCACAAAACCCGGGTTTTGGAGTGGAGTGCACAGGGCGACCATAGGGGCGAAACGTTCCGACATAGGAATGGCACAAGGCAGTTC